TGGCTACTACGCTTTCGGACAGCAGATCATCAATCGGCTTGCAGCATCACACTAACGAAAGGAACCCATGAAGCAGAACTGGAAGACCACTAGCGCAGGCATCGCTGCCATCCTCGTCGCAATCGGCTCGGCCCTGAAGGCATTCACCGACAATGATCCGACGACCGTGCCAGACATCGGCGCATGCATCGCGGCCATCATGGCTGGCGTTGGCTTGATTCTCGCCAAGGACGCTGCGAAGGCCGACTAATGGCGTGGCTGTCCGCACTTATCGCGGCCATCGTGGCCGAGGTGCTAGGACGCTTCGGCGGCAAGATAGGCACGACGGAGGCAACCGATGCGAAGCAAGACAAGGCTCTACTGTCTCGCGCTGGCGAGCGCGTGCGCGACTGGATGCGCTCGCGTAACGCTGGTGAGTGAGGGCAGCCCGGTGCGCGTCGGCCCGGAGTGTCGAGTGCGGGTGTACACCCTCACTAGTGACGGGTGGGAACTGTCACCAAACGCCGTGACCATCCCCGAGGGCTGGTACTGCGTCCCACCGTCATTCGTGGAGAAGGACGAGCCGCGCTAGACTCGCAGCATGGCACGCAAGCCACGCAAGCAGCCGGAGAAGCCCGCAGAGCCGCCAGCCGTGGTGGAAGCACATCCGGCCCTAGACATCGACAAGCGCAACCAAAAGGCATCCTTGCGGCTCCTACAGCGTGCCGTGACAGCCGGGTGGAAGATCCCGGATGCCGTCATGGAGCAGGCTCCCGAAATCTGCTCGCGCATCTTGAACGATGACTTGAGCCAGTCCCGCGACCGCCTGCGAGCCGCCGAGGTGCTAGCGGCCATGATGCGAGACAAGGTGGCAGCAGCCATCGCGCTAGACAAGATGGAACGCTTGGACGATGGGCAGGCTACGGAGCGCATGGAGATCAGTCCCGCCATCCAAGCACGCGCACGCGAGATCATCGCCAAGCGGTTAGGAACCATTGATCGACCCGGAAACTAGTGCGGTCATCGCGGCAGCGCGTGAGTGCCCGGATGTGTTCGCCGAGTTGCTGGGATTCAACCAGTCCGGCCTGCATACGGATATGCAAGCGCACCTGTCGAAGAACGGCGACGCAGCCGTCGGCGTGCCTCGCGGTCACGGCAAGTCCGTGCAGATCGGCATCCGCGAGGCGTGGGAGATTGGCAGGAACCCGCATATCCGCATCAAGCATGTCGGTCAGACCGTGGTCAAGGCGCAGGAGCAGATCCGCATGGTGGTGCAGATCATGCGCTCCGATGTCTACCGCGAGGTGTTCCCCGAGATTCAGATTGTGAAGCCCAAGCCCGATGACGATGGCTCAAGCGAGATCATCGTGAAGTCGGAAACCATGCACCGTGATCCGACGATGCAGGCTGCGAACATCTTCGGACGCGCAGGTGGCCGCGTCGATCTGCTGATCGGCGACGATGTGTGCGACCTACGCAACTCCGTCCTCATCCCGGCAGAGCGCGAGAAGGTAAAGGAGGCGTGGCGCAACAACTGGTTGCCCATGCGCGACTTCAGCGCGGGTCGGCCTCGGACTTGGAGGCTGTTCACGCCGTACCACTCGGACGATCTGACCGCCGAATGGAAGCGCGTGAGCGAGCAGGACGGCACGCTGTTCTGGCGACCGTGCCGGGGCTTTGAGAGTCCGTGGGGCGAGGTGTTCACGCCGGACATCCTGCAAGCGCAGCGGCGCGAAATGGGGCCGCTCGGCTACGCACGCGCCTATGAACTCATCCCTGTGTCGGATGAGAGCCTGATCTTCCGGCCCGAGTGGCTAGAGCAGGGCTACTACACGGGCGACCCGGCCCACGATGCGACCGCCAACGGCACGGTGGTTGCGGCGATTGACTGGGCATTCACCGCAAACGCTACGGGCAGCGGCGACTACAGCGTGTGCGTCATCGCGCTGATGGACGCGCAAGCCAATGTCTGGGTGCTGGAATGCCTCCGTATGCAGGCGACCTTCCCCGAGTTCCTACGCCGAGCCGTGGATGTGTGCGACCGTCTAGGGGTCGCGCAGATCATCGCCGAGGGCAACGGCCCGCAGGCTGGCCTGTGCCAGCAACTCCAACAGTCCACCCGCATACCCGTGCGAAGAGTCGCACGCACGAAAGACAAGATCACGCGGGCGAGCGAGGCGCAGGCGATGGTGGAGCAGCATCGGCTCCGGCTTCGGTGTAGAGCGGATGGCCGGGTCGAAGCGTCCCAGCAGCCAATCGTGGATGAACTCGTTGGATTCCCCGCAGGGGAGCATGATGACACCGTAGACGCGGTGGTGGATTTGCTAGAGCATGCCCGCACGCGCCGATATGATCCACGGGCAAAGCCATCCACAATCGCAAGCACCAAGCCGAAACTGTGGCGGCTCTACGGAAACAACCCCTAATGCCAAGTGACGCAAACCAGACTCAAGGCGGCGACCAGATCCGAGTGGCTCCCGTTTTCCAAGCACTCGTCACCCCGGTCGAGATGCAGAGGTCATACTACCTCTCCGTCAACAAGATCCTTCGACAAGGCTCGCTGGCGTTTCGCAAGGATCGAAACCTACAGCGGCAGATGCGATACGACCCCGACATCATGGGGCCGCTCGTCATGCTGCAACTCTCGGTCGCGTGCGCGGAGTGGGCGGTTCAGGTTCCCGCAGACATGCAGGGCGATGAGCAAGCCACGGAGCAGGCTGCGTTCGTGGAGAAACTGCTGAAGAACACCCCGCGCTTTACGGACATGATGCGCCATCTGCTCGACGCGCTCTGGTACGGGCGGTCGGCGGTCAACATGGTGTTCGGCAAGCAGGGCGAAACCATCTACATCCGAGACTGGATGCCGATCCACGGCGACAGCCTGACCATGACCGAACTCGGCCAGTTGGGCCTGAAGGTCGGCCCGCGCTACTACACGCAGACCATCGGCGGCGCAGCCCCGGACACGGACAAGATCAACGGCACGGTCATCGGCTGGGATAGCCGCGTCCTGCCGCTGGACGATCAGCAGCGAGCCACCATCGCGCTGCACACCTATCAGCCACAGGGTGTGGATTTCGATGATCCCTACGAGGCCGAGAACGCCTACCTTGGTCGCGGCATGCGCGATCTGGTTTGGTACTACTGGTCGCTGAAGCAAGCCGCGCTACAGAACTGGGCGACCTATATCGAACGCTACAGCATGGGCATCCGCGTGGGTAACTACCCCGTGGGCAATGAGGCCGCGAAAGCCGACATGGAGTCGGCCATGCAGAACTTGCTCGGCGATGTGTCGGTGCTGATTCCGAAGAACGCCGACGGCAGCGATGCGGGCTTCGGCATTGACATCAAGGAACCGAATGGCGGCAACGCGGAAGCGTTCGCCAAGATGGTTGAGTACCTGACAGAGAACATCAAGGAAGTCATCCTCGGCCAGACTGGCACTTCACAGGCGGTCACAAGCGGCCTTGGCTCAAGCATCGGCGACCAGCACGCGCAGACGCTCAACCGCCAAGTCACCTACATCGCCAACGCGCTGGCCGAAACCATCACGCGCGAAATCGTCACTCCGCTGTTCCGCATGAACTTTGGCGATGATGCCATTCCGCCTTCGTTCTCATTTAGCGTGAGCAAGCCGAACCCGGACGAGTACATGAAGGCGATTGAGGCGTTCACCAAACTGGGTGGCCGCGTCAGCGAGCGCGAAGCACGCAAGGTGCTTGGCCTTGCCGAGCCGGAAGACGATGAGATGGTGCTTCAGGCTCCGTCCTAGGGCGGCATGGGCAGCGGCGGCATGCCTCCGCTTGATGTCCGACCGATGGGCGACGAGCCGGGTGACGCAGGCCCAGAGGGCGACGCAGAGCCATTCAGCAAGGACAAGTTTGCTCTGTCCGATGTTGACCTGACCCCGCCCAAGGGCGCAGCCGAGGCCGCTGCTCGTGGGCTAGAACTGCGCCGCAAGCACGGTCGAGGTGGTACGGAAGTCGGCGTTGCTCGCGCACGCGACCTGTCGAACCGCAAGACGCTTTCGCCGTCCACGGTGCGCCGCATGAACTCGTACTTCGCACGACACGAGGTGGACAAGCAGGGCGAGGGCTGGGGCGAGGACAGCGCGGGCTACATCGCGTGGCTGCTCTGGGGTGGCGATTCGGGCAAGTCGTGGGCCAAGAAGAAGGCTGCCGAACTGGATCGCGCCGAGGGCAAGGACGAGCAGGCAGCAAAGTCCGACCCTGTGGGCGACAAGATCGCGCTGCTGCGCCGTGAGGGCTATCCGCAGGATCAGGCGGTGGCTATCGCAAAGAGCATGGAGCGGCGCGGCGAACTGCACGCGAAGCGCGGCAACAAGACCAAGGCCAGCAAGCCCAAGGCCCGCCGTCGCAAGTGACCGAGTTTGAGCGCATCTACAAGCGCGGACTCGCCGATGTCCGGCGTTGGTATCTCGCGGCCCTAGCCGCGCAGGTGCGCGACGAGCCGGAGGACGCTGCCGAGGCGTGGGAGCGGTACGGCGAGGTGCTAGGGCAGGTGATGACCCTGACGGCCCTAGCGGGCGCAGCGCAGGCTCACGCGGCCACCAAGGAGCAGGGAGCCGACTGGGAGGCCGGAGAATGGCCGGAGGAGCGTCCGGATACCTTCGCTGCTGCGTCGGCAGGCTTCGGCCCCGGCGCGTACTGGAAAGCCGTGAAGGCGTTCAGGAACCGCATCCCGCGCTCATGGTTGGAGGTTCGCCGCATCCGGGCGAAGATGCGACGGCTAGCCGAGCGAATCGCCAAGGCCGAGAGCCGGGAAGCCATCCGCGACCTGACCAAGCGGCTCCAAGCCCTGCAGGACACGCTGTCCGGATCGTTTCGCGTCAAGGGCGCGACCGACGCGCAGGCTCGTCGCATCCGCGACCTGATCGCGCAAAGCATGGTGAACCAGTCCATCCCGAAGGGGCTGAAGACCGGGAGCCTATCTGCGTTCATCCGCAGGGCGCAAGTCGAGGGCATCATCGGCATGACCTCGGCTAGGTTGGAGACTGTCTACCGCACCAACACCGCAACGGCCTACAACGAAGCGACCGCCGAAACAATGGACAGCCTAGCGGTTGCGCGATGGGCTCCGCTTGTGCGACTGGTCGAGATTCACGACAGCCGGACGCGCGGCGCACCCGGCGGCGTGTACCGCCCAAAGGGCAAGAGCAAGAATCCCGGTAGCCATTGGCAGATGGATGGCTACATCGCTACGGCGGCTGATATGCGCTCGCAGGGGCTTGTGCCACCCAACGGATTCAACTGCCGAGGATCGCTAGAGCCTGTGACCTTCGATGATGCCAAGAGCATGGGCTTCATCCGCAAGGACGAAACTCTAGATCGTGCTGCGTTGGCACGGTATAACGCAACTCGGCAACGCATCATCGACAGAGGCGATTACCCCGACCCCGGATTCAAACGATGACCAACAAGACAGAAGATCGGTTCTACTTTGGAAAGCACGGCCAGCCCGAGCGGTTTGCGCGGCGCGACGATTTGTACCGAATTCTTTCTCGTCCCGTGACGGTTAGCAACAAAAGCGAAATGGGACGGCTTGCTTCCGAAGCGATGAAGCAGTCCGATTTTACTCCGTCCGGCAAGCAGATGAGCCTGCATGATTTGGCTAATGATGTCGGGATTGAGATTGAGGCATTGCGTAGTCGATCCTCCCGCCCCGGCCAGCCCGAGAGGTTTGGTCTTGGATTTGGAGATTGGAAAATTGATTTTCGGAATGTGATGAAGGAGCGAGTTGACCAGTTGAAGCAACTGGCAAAAACGCTAAAGGCTTCCGTCACACTCAATCGCATTTCGCCAAATGGCTACTACAGCGGCTCCGTTAGTCGCAAGTATGGTGCGATGGAACCACCAGACCTCAATGCTCCCGGAAAAGTGAAGGCTTTGATTCAGTCGCTTGGCGGCTATATCGGTGCTGCCTTCTCCCGACCCGGCCAGCCCGAGCGGTTCGATGCGTCGAGCCTTGACCGCAAGGGGTTTGCGGCGGCTTCGTCCTCGCCCATGCTCGGCAAGTTGCTCTCCGAGAAGCAAATGCCCGAGGGCGGATGGCGTGCGGTCGAGACTGGCGGCGGTGCGCTGGTCATTTCGTTTGAGGACGGCGATGTGGCTGGGAACTTCGCTCGCCGCGTGGCGAGCAACGGCTACAGCGCGACGGCTCCGGTGCAGTCCATCGGACGCTACTGGAATGTGGAGGTGAAGAATGGCTGATGGCGCGAAGTTTGAAGTGGGAAAAATCTACGGACACAGTTTCATCGGTGACTCTGATGCTCGCGTGTATTGGCGCGTTTCCTCCCGTTCTGGTTCTATGATGACCATTGAAAGTGTGGGTTGGGGCCAAAAGGAATCGCGTCGAGTGAAGATTCGTGAGCGGCCCGGTGAAGGCGAATGGGCGTATTCGATGGGGCAGTACAGCATGGCCCCAATCATTCGCGCAAACAAGGAAGGCAAGTTCTCCCGCTCCGGCGAAAAGGACATGATGGCAAGCGAGAACGAAGTGCGTCTGCAACTGAAGGGCGGTCGCTCAATCAAGATCGTCCGCACCGAAACGCCGACGGGCGGCATGTGGAGCATTCCAGAAATGCCCGAGATTGCGGCGCATCAGAACATCTCCGTGATTCGTGATCGCCTGCGTGGCAAGGGCTTGATTGCCTCCCGCCCCGGCGCGAAGGCGACCTTCAAGGTCGAGGATCGCTTCTACTTCGGCAAGGGCCGCAAGGAGCGGTTCTGGGCGCGTGGATACGAAGATGCCAAGGATCGTGTGCGTCGTTCCCCTGAACTCGGCAAGTATGCAAAGATCATCATGCAGCCGGAGTTTGACACCGCAGACCATTGGGAATGGGTGTCACGCGCTTCGACTAGCGAAATCGTGAATTGGGCAAAGAGCATCTCGCGCGATATGTAACCATGCCAGCATCCCACACCGTCGAGAAGACCGAAGAAGGCAAGGTTCGCATCAAGAACCTTGAGTTGTTCATGGGCTTTGATCCGTCCATCGACTCGGACGATGACGAAACCATGCAGGGCTACGACAATCGCAAGGTGCGCGACATCGTTTCACGCACCGGGAAGTTCATTCAGCGCGGCTCGCGTCCCAAACTCGTCATTGAGCATGAGAAGGACGGCAAGCCCACGCGGCCCGAGGCGGTCGGCGACATCACCAGCGTCCGCTACGAGGAGCGCAACGGTGTCGCCTATGTGGTCGGCGATGTGGAGATGCCGAAGGAGGCGTTCGATTCGCTGCTGGCGACCAACGCATTCCCTCGCCGCAGCGCGGAGATTTGGAAGGACAATCATCTGTCGGAGGTGGCTCTGCTCGGGCGTGATACGCCGCGCAGGCCGCTGCCTGACACTCGGTTCACGAAGCACGGCTCGAAGGTGGTCTTCGAGCGTCCTCTTGGAGTGGTGCGCGTTTCTATTGACTCCAAGGAAAAGTTTGATGAAATTGGCGTCGGCGGAGGACTCAACACCTTCGTCCCGTCCGCAGGAACCAAAGGAAAGAACATGCCAAAGCAGATGAAGAAGAAGATGGAAGCCGAAGCAGAGGCCGAGGCCAAGAAGGCTCTTGAGGCTGCTGCCGCTATGGAGTGCGAGGCCGAAGAGGACGAGGACAAGATGGGCTACGAAGCCGATGCCGAGGCGATGGCCGCCGAGGGCATGGAGTTCGCTGGCCCCATGGACGGCGACGAGGACGAAGAGAACTTCGCCGACGGCGTGCATGTTGACATCGGCTCGCATCAGGGCGAGGAAGAGGAAGAAGACGAGGAGATGGAAGCCGCCTACGGCGGAAAGGCCAAGATGAGCAAGGGTGACAAGTCCACGAAGGCTCTGTTCGCGCGCGTGCAGGAACTTGAGAAGCAGTTGAAGTTGGAGCGGTTCGGCAAGGAAGTCGATTCCATGATCCGCGACGGCTACCGCTGTGGCAAGTTCCGCAACAGCATGGTGGAGGAACTGTCGGACGCTGCCAACCCCGGCGCGAAGATCGCGTTCTGGAAGGCGACGATGGCCCGCCTGCCGCTGAATGTGCCGACTGTGGCGCAGCACACCGTGACCGATGAGGGTGGCGAAACCCTCGACCCCAAGGTAGCGACCGCCCGTGCGGTGCATGAGGCCGCTGGCGATCTGACCAAGTTCAAGCAACTGTTCGCAAAGTACACGGGCCAGAAGGCCTAATCGAAAGGACAAGACACAATGGGATCTTTCTCTGACACTCCGGCACTCATCGCAGGCGGCACGATTGCCCCCTATCGTTTCGTCAAGCCCTCGACGGCTGCTGACGATACTGGCCTTCAGCAGACCCTTGGCACGCTGGCTTGCCTCGGCGTGACCGATGGCAGCACCACGGCCTTCAACAGCGCAAACCACGCCGTCAGCGGCGACCCGATCACCCTTCAGGGTGGCGACATCGTGCTGGTGGAAGTTGGTACTGGTGGCGTGACTCGCGGCGATACGCTGGAGTCCGACAGCAGCGGCAAGGCCATCACCGGCCTTACCACCACCACGACTCGTCGCTATCAGGCCTATGTGGCCCTTCAGACTGGCGCGGCTGGTGAAATCGTTCGTGCGGCTCGCGTGGCGGGCTGGAACTACTACGCCTGATCCAACGACCCAAGAACAAAAGGAGCAATGAACAATGGCTGAATACGGTGTTGGTGGTGGACTGAATACCTTTGTCCCCACTTTCTCGCCCGCGACCGGGCAGATCCAGATTGAGTTCACTCGCAGCGTCAACCGCTTCCCCATCACGCAGTACAGTCAGATCGTGCCTGTGCAACAGATGAGCGGCTACTACCTCCGCATTGACGAAGAAGAGACCGCTCGCGTGGTCAACACGCAGGATCTCCAGTGGCCTCTGGGTGAGGATCGCCCGACTGGTATTAACTCGGACTTCGAGTTCAACCAGTTCACTTGCCAGCGTTTCCAGACCTCGTTCAACATCCCGCAGGAGACTGCGCGTCAGGCCCAGTGGGACATCACTGCTTCGCACGCTCGCATTGCTGCTGCGAAGATGATGACTCATCGCGCTTACCGCGCGGCGACGGCTCTGACCAATGTTGGAACGGGTACGCCGTGGACGACTTCTAGCAACTACTTTGCAAACGCGACCGATCTGGTGAGCGGCCTCACGGGCGGTATCGAGGGAACTGGCAACGATGCCGTTCAGAAGATCATCCGTGCGGCGATTGAGAAGATCGTGCAGAACACAGTTGGCGTGGTTGGCCCGCAGGACATTCTGCTGATTGTCAATCCGATCACCGCTCGCTTGATGGCAACCAATGACGGTGTTCGTGACTACATCAAGAACACTCCTCATGCGCTGAACTTCCTCAAGGGTGATGCGACCTTTGCCGCTTACGGTCTGCCGCAGAACCTTTTCGGTCTGGGTGGCGTTGTGGTTGATGACACCGTGCGCGTGTCAACTCGTAAGAGCGGCGCGAACACGCGTGGCTTCTTCTACGGAACCGCGAGTGCGCCGGGAATGGTGTTTGTGAGCCGTCCCGGTGGTCTGGTTGGCAATGAAGGCCCGTCCTTCAGCACGCTGACGACCTTTGCATACGAGGACATGACAGTGGAGACGATGGAAGATCCGTGGAACCGCCGAGTGCGCGGCAGCGTGACCGACAATAGCGCGGTGGTGGTAACTGCCCCGCTGTCCGGTCTGTACATCGCTGACGCGAACTCCTAATCGGCTCTGACTCTGCAACTTCAGGGCCGCTCCGCTAACACCGGGGCGGCCCTATTTCATGGAGGACTGACCTATATGGCAATGGCGCAACTTCTCTCCAACGCAAACTTCATCCTGTACGCGGATGCTCGATTGCTGGCAGAACTGGCTACCGACGACAATACGGACGGCACGGTGTCGTCATCAACGATCATCACGGAAGCCCTGCTCCGAGGAGGCGAGGAGGTGGCGAGCGCAGCCACCCGGTCAAACTCCTATACCGTCACCGAGTTACAGGCTCTGGCTACAGACGGCAACGCGCTGCTTCGCGGGCTGGTCGCCGATCTGGCCTTGTGCTTCCTGTTTGAGCGTCGCGGCGGGGATGTGCCGGAGTCCGTCAAGGCCAAGGCCAATAGGGCGCAGGAGGCTCTAGGATCGCTCCGGGACGGCAAGCGGGTGTTTGCCGTGGATGCGAACCGAGGGGCTGGTACGGCCTCTGTGGCAGTCATAACGGCCTCCACGCGGGGAAGCCTGCACATGGCCTCGGATGACTCGTTCTACCCGCCCCGGCGAACGCAGGCGTATTGATGGATCTAGGCAAGGAACTAGTACGGCGGCTGGGCAGCAAGGGGGCCAATGTGGCCCTTGTGCTGGTCATGCAGGCCAAGCAGCGCATCCGCACGCGAGGCGCGGATGTGGGCGGCTACGCACGCCTGTGGGCTGACACGGCCACCATCAAGGTCTGGAAGGGCCGAGGCAAGAACCTGAAGCAGGTCGATCTGCCCCACTATCGGGCCGGAGGCGTTCCGCTGGCCGACACGGGCAACCTCCTACAGAGCCTGAACGGGACGATTCAAGAGATCCCAAACGGCGTGCGGCTGTTTCTGCGCGGCCCGCTCTACGCGGTGTTTCAGCATCACGGATTCAAGACGAGCGGCGGCAACTTCATCCCGTTCACCCGTGGTGCTGTCCGGCGCGATCCGAAGGCCATCAAGGCCAAGGAGTATTTGTACGCGAAGCGCGGCGTGACCGTCCCGTCGCGTCCCATCTTCGCCATGCCATCAACCGCGAAGTCCGAGTTGGCTCGCGCTATCGCTCGCGCTCTGAGTGCGCGTTAGAATCAAACAGGAGGAATCCCAATGGCAACACCAGTCATCGAAGTAGTTGGCCCCCACACCATTTCCGTCGGCGGCAATGTTTTGGGCCGTGGCGATAACGACGATTTGTTTCGCATCGAAGTCGAGTATGCCTATACCGATGTATTCACCAATGAGAGCGGCACGATGCCTGCTGCGGCTATTCGCACGGGCACGAAGGCGCAGGTGTACTTCTCGCTGGTGTCGATTAGTCGATCTGATATTTCGACAGCCATTGAGGCCACCGACGGCGGACAGTCCACTGGCGGCTACGCATGGGCGAAGGTCGGAACCGATGCCCAGAGCAGCACCGTCGCCATCGTGTTGAGTGGCACGAAGACCATCACCGTGTCTCGCGCTCGACTGATTTCGATGAAGCAGCAGGACTTCGGCAACAAGGCGAGCCGCGTCGTGTTCCATTATGAGGCTTTGCCAAGCCCGTCCGCGCTTGATTCGGCTATCTTCACAGTCGCATGAGCAAAGAAACCCAATTCATCTCGGAATATCCCGTTGGCGACAAGGCGTTCAAGATCGACGCGCTGCTGGTTCTGTCTGAACTGACCCTTGCGGGTGCGACGGACAATCCTACATCCGATCAACTCATCAAGGCTGTCAAGGCTGCGGTGCGTCCTGTCTCCGATGCAGAAGCGATGACGAATGCTGAAGCCCACGCGCTCGCGCTGCGAGTGATGATGAGTCTGAAGCAACTGGGAAACGCTGGCGCACCGTAGCGATCTTTGCCGCTGTCTACGGTGTGACCCCTTGGCAGTTGCCACCTGAAGTGGCGTTGGGCCTGATGATGAATCTTGGCCTTGCAAATGCTTGGAAGTCCGTACCCGTTGTGCAGGGTGTGGGCCTAGCGTTCGGAGGCAAGGATGCCATCAGCGGCTTCATGCCGACGCTGTTTGGTCGAACCGCTAGCGTTCGGGAACAGATTGCGGCATCATTCAATGACTTGAGGAGAAGCCATGACCGTTAGTATTTCGACCCTGTATGCCCGCATCGGCAAGTTGATGGGCATCGCCAAAGCGCAGATTGATGCTCGCTCCGCGCTGCAAGACCGCGTGAAGGGAACGGGATCGTTTTCAGGCTCGGGCCTCGACGGTCAGTACGACGCATCGACGCGGTACATGATTTCCGGCGTGCTGGATTACTTCCTGAACCTGACCCGGACGGCAGACACCAGCATCACGAACTCCATCGGAGGCGCGACCAAGACCATTACCGAGATGGTTACGGCTGACAATGGCAACATCCCCAAGAGCGCAATTCCGGCATTCAAGGAACTGAACCGCCAGATGCGAGCGGCTAGCACCACGCTCTATCAGAATGTGGTGACGCAGGGCAGCGTGTCCTACGCGGCTGCGAATGTCGGAACGGGCAAGATCATTCTCCACGGCACGCCGTCGCAGATGTCGCCGACCGAGACAATCACTTTCCAATGCATCAGCGATACCACGACCGGGGCGACGGCTGGCCGCGAGGTGTTCCAGATCACGGGCGGTCTGCGCGTGCCGGATGTCACCTCCAACCTTTGGCCGGGTGGCAGCGGGGCGAACTTCACGCTTGCGAGCAGCGACTACAACGACTCAAAGAACACTTTGACCAACGGCGGATTCGACACCTTCACAGGCGGCGTGCCAGACGGGTGGACGGTCACGGGTTCGTCTGCGCTTTCTCAACTCTCGACAGGCACATTCCGCAATGGATCGGCATTGCAGTTCAGCGGAGCGGTTGCAGCAACGGCGGTGCAGACGAGCGCACAAGTGGTGCTTGGCCCCGGCAAGCGCATCGTGTTTGGGTTCTGGGCGAAGAAGATCAGCGGCACATCTACACGCGACATCGCGATGGCCTTGTCTACGCCAACTGGCGATCTCATCGAACAGGATGCGGCAGCGTTGACCACATCATGGGCGTTGAATGTGTTTTCGTACACCATGCCCTTCGACGCTCCGGCAACCAAGGTCACCGTGGAGTTGCGATTCGATCAGGATGTGGGCTGCGTCAAGGCCATCGACTGCGCGTTCGTGTTTGTGCCTCCGCAGGCTGGCACGAATGGCCAGTTCATCCAGATCATCGGCGGCGCGACCGACTGGCGCATCGGCGACTACGCGACCGTGGCGATCTCCAACAACTACCAATCGAATGTGCTGACCTACACCGAGCGGTTCTTCGCCCCGTTCGCTAATGGGATTGAACTGCCGACCGCATCGCCGGGAAGCATCACAAACAGCGTCATCCCGTGAGCGACATAACCGCCACAACCACGCTCGGCGATTTCTTCTCCGCGATTGCTGGACGGATTGCATCGCAACTGTCCCTCGCCGGGAATCGCGTGTTCGTGGTGGACAAGTTGCGGCTACAGGATTCGGCTGTGCCGAACATCCAGATCGAACCCGTTAGCCTGACGGCTCTCGGCGACATGAGCGGCCTGAACGGCTCCGCGATTGAGTACCGCGTGCATGCCGTGGTCAAGGTTGAGTACGACTTTGCCAAGCGCATGACGGAAAGCCTCGTAGACAACAAGAGCGCGTTCCTGACCGCCAACGCGGCTGCGGCTGCGCTCAAGGGCTATGTGCCCAACTCGGGTAGCAGCGGTCAAGTGTGGATGAAACTGGATGCAGGCACGCACGATGACTTGACTGGGCTTGTAAGTGCGTCTGCGACGATGCGTTCATTCGTGAGGATCATGGCCGATGGCTGACGAATCTCTAGGACACATTGACCTCCGCATGGTCACTAGCGGCCTGACGGGCGGGGCTGTCGGTGGCGGTGCAGGTGCGATAGGCGGTGGCGCATCCAATGCGTCTACGCTTTCCGCAATCCAACAGGCGATTTCCAACATCGGCTCGCTGCGAGATGTGATTAGAACTGGCGCGGCTGGTGGCGGTGCGGGGCAGATCGTTAGCGGAGGCATTTCGGCGGCGCAAGGGCTTGGTGGTGGTGCGATGGGCGTTGCGCTTGGAAGCCTTGCGGTTGGCATTGCCGCGCTCGCTGGCACGGCCTACGCCATCAAGATGGGCGTGGACTACATCAAGGGCCGCATGGACACCTTGGCGAAGTACAACCCAGCACTTGCCATGCAGGGTGCGCTAGATCGACTGCAAGACATTCGGCAGTCGGTGCAGGAAGCAAGCATCTTGCAGCCGTTATATGTGCTAGTGTCGCAGATACTCCGAGAGATCAAAGACCTCATCTTCCCGCTGCTTCTCATCATTCGACTGACCATTGTTGCGATCCTCGTTCCGATCTTGAGTGCGATTTCGCAGTTTATGAAGTCGATCAACCTTGGATTGCTGAAGATTCTTCAGTCGGTCGTGGGGTTCTTGCAGAGCAATCCAGCAGCCGTTCCAACCAGCATCGGATCAATTCTGCTCGGCCTGTTTGGGTTCAATCCGTTGGGAATGAGCATGGCCGCAAATGCCGCAGTCTCGACCAACAATCAGATGGGCAATGTCATCCAAGCGTTGCAGGACATCATCGACCTGCTGCAAGGCAAGGGCAAGTTCAACGGAAATCAATGGGCGATCAACACGCTCAACGCGCTTTCGGTTTCTAGTCCCGTTGCTCCTCGACTCACACCCGGTGGCGCGACGAGTCCTTGGCATGTCCCAATGCCCAGCAAGGTGCATCCATGATCTTGACCTATGTTGTTGGCAGCACGACTTACACAATCAACAATGTGAAGTTGACGCGCTTTGCCACGGAGAATCTGTACGACGGCGACGGATTCAACCGAACAGGTCGCAAGCACATCGTTGAAGGCTCTGGTGTCATTCAAAGCATCAGCGATCCGTTCACGGGAACCATCGCCAACATTCGACAAGGCTTGAACCGTCCTCGCGGCACGCTGTCGCTCAAGTTTGATGACGGCAGCACCGTTGCTCTTGCATCCGCGTCCGATTCTGGAACGGACACGGCAGACATGCGGAATGGCCCGCTACCCAATGTGACCGTGAGCGAGATTGTCGGCAGCAACAGTGTGAATGCCGTGTTCGTCGGCTTTTCATTTGCGTTCTTCAATTGTGGCGATACGCGCATTCAGCGATTTGAAATGATCGTTACGCAGTCGATTGATGAAGCCGGATTCATCACGATGAGCCGCTCTGGAACGCTGTCTGTGTCGCGCAAGAGCGAAAATCCATCGCTTGCGGACACGCCGAACACGATCTTGACCGCGCCCGGTCAGAACAATGGAACTGGCAACAGCCCTGATCTGTACCGTCGTTTGGTGGCAGGCACGCCACCTCCGGGCTTCCGTCGCACGAAGCAGGACTACACGCTAGATGCAAGCCTGCACAATCTGACCTTCTCTATTGAAGATCGGCTGGTGTTCCGTGATCTGAAGTATCCCGTGATGATGGGCGATGCGTCCTTCGACTATCAGCGTGGCCTCGACAATCCGCTGGGCATCAAGACCTTCCGCTGCCACTTTGAGGGAGAAGTGACCACGCCGCCACAGCAGTTGGTGGCAATCGCCTACGAGGCAGCACAGGCGCGTATCGACTTTGCAAACGATCTGATTCAATCCATCAGCCTGCGCGAGACAAACATCTACACGCGCAACCGAATTGAGTTGGAGATCACCGCGCAGGGGCAAGGTGGCTTGGATGGCAAGTTGGACACTTCTGTCATCAAGAAGATGTTCAGCCCACCGCACACAACTGGCGGAACGCGCTATGTGAATGCCTATCCGAGCCGTGGCGTGTTCCTTGAAACCAACACCTTCCTTGAGTGGGATTCATGCAACGCGCCAAGCGCGATTCAGAGTGTTGTGAACAACCCCAACTCCGGCGAGGAAACAGAAACCACTCTGACGGTTTTTGCAACTTCTGACGATGCTCCTGTAGGCAACCCCGAAGATCCCAAGACCACGGCAGTTGCTCCAGACGCTGGCATGCCGCAGACGGCAAATGCCATCAAGCACTTTGAGTCCTCGCAAACCTACGAGATCGCCGACACAGGCATGGCGTATTTGGAATCGACCGGAGGCGCGTACCAATGGCCGATTCAACTGCGAACGCCCGTGGTGATGATTACGCAGACCGTGCGGATGGTGACCACGAGTTCTTCGCAGCCGATCCCGTGGCCGCAGATCAACGATGCGTTCATCGTGAAGGCCCAGACCATCGCGGTCAACAATGCGCCCATTGACGCTACGGGCAAGCCAACCTATGCGATCGTGGCTACGCGCACAATTCAAGCGCAGGCATCGAACAGCCCGAACAGCGTCCGCAAGACTGGCGCAGACGAGATGGGCGGGCCTCCGCGACTTGTGTACGCTCCGACGAGCATTGCACAGGCACGCGACCCGTACAGCGTGAACAACCAAATCAACACGCAACAGGTTGATACTGGCGGCTCGTCCAAGCAGATGGATTTCGTCTGATGACTACCGTTCTCGGTTCAATCACCTATAGCCCGGATGTCAAAGACCCGACGACAGAATCGCTCGCGGGCTATGTCATCAATCGAAGTGAGACAGTCGATGAGATGTTGAGCAGGGCTGGGATTGATCCGAACAGCGTCAATTGCATCACAACGCCGCTGATCGGTGCAAGCCGCTACGCAGAGGTATCGCTGCTTGTGGCGGTGAACAGCGCAGACAATTCAAGCAATGCTCCAAACTTGCTTCCCGGAGCAGGATTCCTAAACGGCGCATTGTCTGCAAACCGATTCACCATCACCGTCTGGGAGCCGTTCGCCGGAAGCGCAGGCAAGCCCGGAGATGGAGATACGGGCGGGCCTATTACGGGGCCGGGTGTGGGCGGTGGCGAGATTCCAGACACTTTGCCGGATGTGGAGCCAGATACCGGAAGCAGCACGCGTGAGGGTTTTGCGCCACAAAGTTTGACCGCGCCAACTTATAGCACGCTTGCATTGATGAATTTGGGACGAGCGATGCGATGGCGCGGCATGATTCAACTGTCGGCACAAGAGTTGATGACCAGCATCACCGGATCTGCCGTCATCGAAACAATGCCGGATTTTTCAGACACAAGCGGATTGTGGGTGTTGAAGTTTGCCGATCCTCGTCTGTCCTTGCAGGCTCAAGGAATTGCAATCTTGTCACAAGGGCAAGATGGAACCACAGCCCTGTCCGGCTTCGCTGCCGATCAATGGAACATGCTCGCGGAGAACCCGCTGCACCTCGTCGCTGCCACTTGCAAGACCAGCACGGCCTATGCACCGAGCGAATCGCCAACATTGAGCATCCCATATGACGAAGGCGATATTGATGTTCAAGACCTTGTGGGCATTCCTTCGCCGCAGTTTTGGTACAAAGACAAGCCGTGGTCTGCGGTTGAGATCCTCGACTACTACACTACAGCAGCCACAAAAAATCCCGGTAGTGAATCGTGGGATAGATATCCAATCTCTTACGACTACAAGACCGTGGCGAGCATTCAAGAGGAAGTGGGCGATATGCTCAACCTTGACCTCCGAGGCCGCAACATCGGAGAAGCATTGGACGAAATCGCATCGCGCATCGGCTGCGTCTGGCTATGGGATCGTTTCCAGATGCGCTTGTCGCTTGTCAAGTTGGACTACGGAAATACTTGGCTTCAGAACTACACGCCGGGGCCAACTGACCTCACCAACATCAACATGTGGCACAGCACGAACTCGCCCTTCCGAACAGGCGGCGGGTTCAACCAAATCACGAATGAAGTGCCAGACCTGCTTTATGGCACGGTGCATCAGACGCGCCATGTGTCATGCTGGGGCAAGGTGACTGGCGGCAAGAGCGAGGTGTATGTTGACAATCGAGCGTCGCAGTCGCCGGACGGCGTGCGCGTACCGGGCAGCGAAGCGACCGCGCCGCATCTGGCTATGGCTGGATCGCCGCGCCCGCCGCTCTATTTCCAACTGAACAAATTGGGGCGAACTGGCAGAGTGGCCTTCATTGGAGATCACATTCCAGCATTCATTGGATATCAATCGGATGTTGCAGATGATGGTGCGCCGGGATGGTTCAAGTCTCCAGCAAGTGCCGCAAGCAATTCATTGCCATCGAAACCGTGGAACGCAGACACATCTGCATCATATAAGTGCGAATGGTGGCAAAAAGCATGGGCTACAAGTCTTGCGGATCGATTGCGAGTGGTGGTGAATCGCTACAACCGAGCGCAGTACATCATCGACGGCGAGGTGACGCTGAACCGCATCCCCGCGTACCCCGGCAATTCGCCGATGAACCGGACATGCTCTAGCGGCTTCCAGTATGACCAGATTCACTTCGGGCGTGGTGGCGTGCCGCTGATGTATCGCATGTGGGGCAGCAATGCCGATGCGCTGCTGCTGCCGCATCTCATGCCGGATGCCCGAGTGAAGTCCTACGGCCTCGGTTCGCAGTACCGTGCCAACGGCTTTGTCAACCTTGTCCACATCCCAAAGCGATGCGGCATCGTGCGAATCTTTCTAGCAAAGTTTGTGCAACTAAAGGTGCTGAAGAAAGATGACAATGATCAGCCCTATGTGTGGTCATATCAATTTCAAGAGGTATTCCCAAACAGTCTGCAAAATGGCACATTCAGCCCCGGCAACGAGTACGGCGACGGTGCATTGGGAGCGCGAGGTGTTGCGCTGAACTTGGCCGAGATGACAGGAAGCCTCACGAGTGCGCCAACAACCAATTTTGACGGCGGCTTGCTGCGCTACAACGCAACCTCGACGCAGACGCTAATCGTGCGAACGGCTCCGAAGGGTGTTGCGCCGTGCTACGAATACGCGCACCCAAGCGGCTTCACGATGTACTACCTAATGGCTCCCAATGGTGTGGATGTGACTTGCCCGACATCCGTTCCGTTCACGGCTCCCAACCCAGCGTGGCAGAAGTCTGGCGCGAGCGGAATTGCAGGAACAAGCGATGTTTCCCTGTCATCTCTGATTGCCAACAACATGCCGCTTGGCCTCAACCCTAGCAAGCAGGAAGATGTATCAGAAGCCCCGCTAGTGTATTCGGCAATAGGTAAGATTGATAATGCCGCTGCGTATGCACGATGCCGAGCGTTCTATCAAAAACTAATTGATGAATGTCGGGCTAGACCCGACAATTGCCCGATTGAAGTTCTTGTAACGCTGCTAAATGCCAAGACTGGTTGCGCAAATGCGTTCCCAAAGGGTTGGGCGCAATACTGGGAGAAGCATGGCGGCGAACCAGATGATGTTATTCCAATCCTTCCACCCCCTAATACCGCATGAGTACTCCATTCCTACTTCGCAAGGGCTTGTCCGAAACCGAGTCGCCGCTGCTGATCGCGTCCGGTGGTTCGTATTATTTCAAGTCGATCAGTTTTGCCAACAGCCACAGTTCTTCGGTGACGGTGTGGCTAGCCGTAACGGCTGGCCGTGCATTTGCGCAGCAGGGTGATTTTTTGCTCAACTCAATGACTATTAGCGCAACTAATTACCTTGTGATCAATGATGTGCTTGTTCCAGACGGTCACGAGTTGCGTGGATATGTAAGTTCCGGGCACGGAGCATATGTCAGCGTAGTCGGCTCTGGGGTGTTTGAGTGAGCCAGAGGCTCGCTGGCTGCTGCTGCGAATCGAATCCGTGTCAAGGCCCGAGCGGGAGTTGCTGCTTCCCTGATGGATCGTGCCGCAATGTGGCGTGCGCTTACTATTGCTCGCAACAGGGCGGCGTGTTCCGACCCAATGTTCAATGCGCTGGCAATCCGTGCGTGCCGCCTACGCAGAAGTGCAACTGCGATGATGCGACTTGGCGCAAGGCAAACTTGTGGATCGACATTGTTAGATTCTATGTTTTGACGATCACAGAGATCACCAATGCCAGTGTTCCACCAGATCTATCTTCATATCTCCGATTCACAATTTTCTACTATACGCGTTACTCGTTGACGCAGGCTCAAATTGATGCGGGACTATTGCCTGCGATACCAACAGATAATCCGACCGGGTATCCGTATGGTCGGACATTCAACGCTTTTCCAAATTATGACCAAGAAGTGAGTTTGACAGCAGTTGAGTATCGTATTACGCAAGAGTGTTGTAACGATGTTTCTCAAACATTTACTGTTACTGCGCCCGATGATCTCTACTACGACGGACAAGGTGTTGTAGACGGCCCGCATCCAAGATCATACGATTATACTCTCTTTGAACCTAGAATTTATGGCCCTTCCGGTTTTGGCTACTGCTACGACTGCTGCTGCCAGCGAATCCCGACAGCCTGCGCTCAAGTCACCACATGCTGACCCCACCGCCTAGACCATCCTTCATCCTCATGCGCGACATGCGCGAGGCTATGGATCGTGTGCGTGCCGACCATCTCCGGCAGCAGACGGAAGACCCGACCTACTGGGAGCGCGACAAGGCCGCACAAGCGGCAGCGCAGCAGACCCCGGCGCACGGCCCTATGCATTACATCGCAGGCGCAGCGAAGGCTGTGGTGGCCTCCGTGACCGCCGACAGCCCGATGTCCGAACGGCGACTAGCGATCTGCAAGGGCTGCGACCAATGGGACGGATCGCGCTGCAAGCAATGCGGTTGCTTCACCGGGCTGAAGGTGCGGTTGCCAGCCGAGGCATGTCCTATCGGAAAGTGGTCTGCCGAAGGCTAAACTGCACCCATGCCTAGCCTGCTTCCTGATTTCGGTGCGCGTCTTGGTTCGCTCTTTGGTTATGCCAACGATGTGCAGACCAAGACCATAAACCTGTACAGTGCTGACATTGACGCGGTGCTGTCCTACTACGAAGGCACGACCTATCGACAGGACACCGCCAACCTTGGGCCGCTCCAGAACCTCTCAACCGGGCTTTCGTCCACGCTTGGTGTGCCTGTGTATGCGGCGATCCAGCAGAGCATCACGGCCACGATCATCAACGACATGCGCGACATGTACAGCGCATACGACGGCACGCTGGCGACTGCGCTCCGCAAGTTGCGCGACCAGATGACTTCCGAGTCCTACAAGTTTCAAGCGGTTGGCACGAGCAGCGTCACCTACACCGCGACAAGTGGCAATCAAGGCACGGGCACGGTTCTGGTTCGCGCGTACCGTCCGGCCTCATCTAGCCTGTACTTGCAGGAGATGTACAACGAAACCATCCGCATGAACTGCACGGTGGGCGGCGACATCGGGAACTTCGGCGAGGCCACCTTTGCCTTCACTGGCTTCGCGCCTTACGCCGCGAACAATGTCGCGTGGCCGGGAGGCTCGGGCCTAAACACCACGGTGCAGGCGACCAGCGCGAGCATTACGGCTAGCGTCGGCGCACCCGGCGTGAGCATCCTTGCGAACGGTGACTTTGAAAGTTGGAGCAGCAACACGCCGCGTGCGTGGACGATTGTGACGGGCACGGCTGGCACGCAGGTGACGCAGGGCAGCACTCCATGCCGTGGAACCTACGCGCTCCAGTTCGTCGGCAACGGCTCAACGCTGACCCGCATTCGCCAGCAGATCGCGTCCGGCTCCGGCGCACCTACGAGCGTGCAGGCCGAGACTGATTACGCGCTGACCTTCTACGCTCGCGTGGCCTCTGCGACGACGGGAACCGTCGTGGTTGCGCTGCGCGATGCGTCGGGAACGACGGTCGGTTCTGCCGTCACCCTGAACCTTGCTAGCCTGTCCACGACCTACGCTTTGCAAAGCGTGACATTCAGTATCGCCAAGTCTGCGCTGCCGACCACGCTTTACCTCGACATCTACAGCACGGCAGCGATCGCCAACACGGGCACGCTGATGATCGACGAATTGGTGCTGGCTCCGATGACTCGCCTCTACTCGGCTGGCCCCTCCGTCCTCATCACCTGCGGCGCGACGGACTGGTCGGCTAACGACTCGGGAACAATCGCGGCTGTGAGCGATGCTAGTTCTACAGGTCTGTTTATGAAGGGATTCTCACGCTGGGTCGGCGCAGAGCGTCAGGGCATCTATCTGCCGCTGACCGGAACCAACACGCTCTCTGATTCGCTGGTGACCGTCTAACGCACCGGGCGGCGTGCGCGGCGGTCTTTGCGCTGCCCGTGCATCGGATCGATTGCCGTGCCTCTGCGTGGTCGTAGCGCGTGCCGGATGTTCAGGATGTTGCGTATCTCATCCCCAAACAGGCAGTCGCCAAACTTGGTCAGGTCGAGCATGGTGCGGAGCGATTCGCTAGCGGCTTCAATGTCCCCGGCGAGTCCGTGGGCTTCCATGTCGCGCAGCGTGTCCGCTACATCGCGCAGCATGTCTGTGATTGATGGTGGGCGTGGTGGTGGCTTCCTTGCCATGCGAGCAGCGTACAAAAGAAAGCCCCCACCGCACGGAAGTACGGCAGGGGCGAGACACCCGCATGCGCCGCGAAGTGATGGGGGCGGCGGCGCAGCGATGAGATTGTAGCGGCTATCGGTGCAAGTCCGCGCCGAAGACATCGTAGATCGACGCATCGACATCCCAGCGGTTCACCCAGTCGCCGCGCTTGCCCAGCCAGTATTCGTTCCCGTCACCGTCAATGCGAGCCACGGCGTACATGATCTCTCCATCCGGCACGCAGCCCCGGTCGCGGATGTCGCATTCCAGTTCAATGCTGTGCGTGATGATCGGCCCCCACGGACTCTTTGCGCGGATCACCTCATGCGCGAGGTTCTCTAGCGACTGCATGTAGAGCGTGTGGACGCGCCCGATCTGACCGTTCCCGTGCATTATCCATGCGATGTGCGTGGCATCGCGTGGTAAGCGGGAATTGTGCCACGGGATGGGCGAGGCCATGTCAGGTCGATTCATCGGATCACCCGGCAGCACCACGCGCATTTCCGGCGTGCGCTTGTGCGTCAGAACGATGTAAGTACAGGCGCACACCATGACGATGGAGCAGCCTACGAGGATTTGCATAAGTTCAATCATTGGTGACTCCTAATCGGGCTTCGACAGCCAGCAGCAGTTCCCGACCTTGGCGTAGCCATTCCTCGCTGGTGGCGTTGGGCGTGCCTCCATTTGACACGGCATCGGAATCGGCTTGCGACTGCATTCGCACCACATGCATGCGAAGGACGGGCCGGACGCGAGCGAGCAGGCGGGCCTGAATCTCCTCTTCATCGGCTGCGTTGGCTACGGCCTCGCGCAGCGCAACCAAAGCCGAGCAGTTGACGGGCTGGGTAGCAGACGATCCGCAGCAGGCTGCGACCTGCGGGATCGTGGAGAGGATGTCTGCGGCGGTCTGAATGGGTGTCATGGGATGATCTCCAAGAGTACCCCGTTAGCCCAAGTCCCCGCGAGGAACGCCACGATGGACAGAGAACCAAACGCAAAGCCCAACCAAAAGTCCAAGTAGGAGTCGCGCTTGTTCACTCGCGGCCTCCTGCGGGGTAAAGGTCTGCGAACATCTCCGTGATGTGGTCGGTCGCGCTTCGCAGGCGGCGCGAATCGGTCAGCGCGTCAAGGATGCGCTCGGCGTGCAGGCTGTCTTGGCCTCGTTCATTCATCACGGTCAGGCGCATCTGCGTTTCAAGGAATCGTGCTTCGTCATCGGTCAGAGTGAGTCGCATTGGGTGTCTCCTAGTTCAGTCTCTTGCGCTCGGCGGCAGGCAACGCGCCTACCGCATCATCGAACGCTGTCCAATCGCCCGATGCTCGCGCAGCAATCGCTGCACGAATCGCGGCTCGTAATCCATCGGCTCGCCCTGTCCGTGGACTTGAAAACAGAGTGCCGGGTTCTGTGTAGATGTAGACCGCTGCCGCGCTGCCCGTGCCCGTCGTCCGGCGACGATCCGTGCGCCGCAGCCAGCCCTTGCGCTCTAGCGTGGTGAACGCCGGAGACGCGGACTGGTGCTGCATCCCAAGCGTTCGGATGACCTCATCGCAAGTAGCCCCGTGGCTGCCCGAGGACTTCACGAACGACAGAACGCGCTCTTCGTTCTCGCCGATCTGCGCCGTCGCGTAAGCGGCTCGGCTTGTGTCTCGGTATGTCATGGCTCGTCGCGCCTCCAGTCCTCGTTATCCGCTGGGCCGAAGTCGGCACCATCTGCCGCTGCCTCCGCAGACTCGCGCTTGCGCCGGGCACGCCGCTCCTCTGGCGTTTCATCGCCGGGGAAAGTCCAGTCGCCGCATGGGTAGTTGCTCATCGGTTCTCCTTTCGGTCATAGCCGTAAACGGTCAACGCCTCGCGTAGTTTCAGCAGCAACTTCTGCTCGGCGTGCCGGAGTTGATGCGATGTCATGCCCAACGCCTTCGCGGCTTCTAGATGCGAGCGGATCGGGGTGAAGCCGCACAGCGGCTTGCGGTCGCCCGTCCCCGGCACGCTGGGCTTGCGGTCACACCGCATGAGCGACCTCTACTTCCACATTGCAGCACAAGCGCATCAGGTGCGACTCCGCTTCGATCCACGCGCTGTGTGCGCGGTCTAGCGCGGCCTCGGCCTGAAGTTCTGGCATGCCGTCGCCTGCGCGGTTGAACTCCGCACGCCGCTGCTCAAGGATGCGGCAGGCTGCGAGGTATACATGCACCGCTTCCAGTTGCGCTGGGCCAACCCCGGCGCGACTCTGAATCGCCTCCGCGCATTGGCGCATTCGCTGATCCTCTGTCGGCCCGTTCAGCCGGGTGTGATGGTTGATGATCTCCTCAACCGTGGCCTTGATCGTGTTACGCATTAGCGTGCCTCCTTTGCAGCCAAGTTTCGCAACACCATGATTCGCTGCATCCAGTACGCAACGGATTGACCTGCAAGGGTTCCTGCGTGCAAGAAGGCGTGCGTGCCAAAGCCTGTATCTGGGCCTTTCACAAACCAACTAGATTTGTACTTGCAGATGTCGTACTGCGACATGCCGTGCCGCTTCATCGCGTAGCGCACGCGAGCCGGGGTAGCGATTCGCTCAAGATGCTGTTCCATTAGCGGCCTCCCTTCGATGCGTTGCGGATGGCCTGTGCGCGAGTCTCGACGCGCACGCGACCTAGCACACTCAAGTACCAGATGGTTCCGCTGCTCATCTTGCCCAGCAGGTTGCGGGCCTCGTCAATCGTGCGGAAGGCTTCGTTGACCCGTGCGCCCAAACCGTATGACCCCGTGACCTCGTAGAACATGTCTCGCATTTGATGTCTCCTAATCAGGCATCCGGCCTGCGCGGTGTGGTCGCCCCGACCACGGTTCAAGTATGACCACATTTCGGCACATTGCAAGTCCATGCAACAAAGAATCTAGACAGAATGTGAAATAGTCTAGGCACTATTGAATATGCAAGCCTGTATTCATTTGCACTAAATGCGGAAATATAACTGAAGGGTTCTTGCGCTCTAGCCGATAGTCGTTAGAGTTCACTTGTCAGCCGGGGCGGCTGACGAGACACCCCAACCGAAAGGACACCACAATGACCAACGCAAAGACCACCGCCGAAACCGTTCGCGAAGTGCTGGGAAGCAAGATCCACCGATTCGTGCGAATTGTTGACGGCCTGATTAGCCCAAATGACACTCGCAAGGCCGACTATCGCGCCATGCTTCTTGATATGCATTTCAACGAATTGCTCGCGCAAGTTGAATTTGCGGTCGAATGCGATTTTTTGACTTATGAAGAGCAGGAGCAAATCCGCGAACCAGCGGACAAAATGTTTGGTCGAGCGCATGCCATTTTGGGGCATGGACTTCATGTTCATCAATCTTGTGTTGATGCATACGCAACGGCTTGCAGGAACATCAAGGTGCGGGCGGAAATCCTGCGGAACGAGCGATATGCGCCGAACGCAACCATCGCCTGAACGGTGCAAGGCTCGCCACCCCTCCGGGGGTGGCCTGCCCTGCTTCGTGCAGGAGAAAAGAGACACCCCATGACAGACACCAAGAACCTTGCCAGCGCGTTGCTGGCCGCACAGAAAGCCCTGCCCAGCGTGGGCAAGGATTCGAAGAACAGTTTCCACCACTACGCATATGTCAGCGCGGAAGCGATGATCGGAGCGTGCCGGGACGCGCTCCACGGCGCAGGCCTGACCGTGCGCCGCGCAGGCTGGAAATTCGACGGCACGCCGGAGGGCGGAATCGTGAACTCCACCTTCGTCTTGACCCACGGCCCTACAGGCGAATCTGTTAGCGACGAGATCGCGTGGATCTGCGTCCCCGAGAAGGGTCGCCCAATTGACAAGGCGATGGCTGGCGCGTTGACCTCCAGCCTTGGGTACTACCTGCGCGACCTCCTGCTGGTTCCCCGCGAGGACGAGAGCGAGATGGATCGTCGGGATGACACCAAGTACGAGCCGCGCAAGGGAGCAGCCCCGGCCCCGGCGCGGAGCAATTCCACCACACTTGTGCAGAACCGTAGCGGAAACGCTCTAGCGCAGCAGGATGCCCCACAAGCCGCCCCGGCTCCAAAGGCTACCCCGACCCCACCCAAGGCCAAGGAACTCGCCACGGCGGCTCCTAGCGCGTTTGGCGAGGTGCTGGCATCCCGGCCCGCCAAGGATTGTGTGTGGCATGATGGTCTGACCGTCAAGCGCGTTGGACAGGGCAAGCCGACGGCCAAGGGATCGAACCGCTACCCCATCCTGTTGGAAGTTGATGGCGCGGAGCAATGGGCATCGTGCTTTGATGACAAGGTGATGCAGGCAGCGCAAGATGCGCTGGGCGGTCAGGCTGTGTCCGGCTTTGTGCAGGAGGGCCAATACGGATGGACTCTCTACGGCATCCGAACCACGCTAGAATCCACCGAGCAGCAGACCGCGCCCGTCGCGATTGAGGCTGACGAGATCCCGTTCTGATCCCCCGGAAAGGCCTCGGCGTGAGCGAAAGTTCCGCCGAGGCTATTTCACCCACACCCACAGGAGACACCATGACCGCACTCACACGACTGTACGAAGCATCCGGCGCAGCCCGCGAACTAGAAACGATGCTGACCGAGGCCGAAGGTGAATTGACCGCCGACATGGACGGTCACTTCGACATCCTTGCGCGTCAGGCCGAGAGCCTGCCCGCAGCGATTGACGATGTGCTGTCGCTTGTCCGAGACATCGAAGCACGGGCAGAGGCACGCAAGGCGGAGGCCGACAGGCTGAAGCAGCGAGCCAAGCGCGATGAAGCCGTCGCAGCGTGGTTCAAGTCGCAGGTGCTTCGGACGATGCAGGCACAAGGACTCAAGAAAATTGAATGTTTGCGCTGGCGTGCGACCGTCGCGCAGCCGGGTGGAAAGCCTGCGATGGAGATCGTCGGCGAGATTCCGCCAGAGTTCATCACCGAGAAGATCGAAATTGTGCCGGACAAGGAGGCGATTCGCGCCGCGCTTGAATCCGGCCAGACGCTACCGTTCGCAATGTTCGTCCCCAAGCAACCCTACCTGAAGGTGTCCTGATGTACTCCGCAACCATCGTCATCCCCGCAGTTGAAGCAGCCCTGTCGCGCAGGGGCTTCGCGTTCCCAAGGCCCGGTAGCGGCATTGGCAAGGATGCCGTTGCGGCCCGCCGACTCGCCTACGACGCGCTGCACAGCCTCACCAACGGCACGCCCAGCGGCATCTCCAAACTCATCGGATGCACGGCCACAACTGCGCTGGTGATGCAGCAGGCAGCGGCAGGGTTCTACCGCACGCCAGAAGAGCGGCAGGAGTGGCTAGACGAGGTGCGCGGTCTGATTGAGAGGGGAACCCAATGCGATACTTGAGCGTGTGCAGCGGCATCGAAGCCGCTTCGGTTGCATGGGAGCCGCTTGGTTGGAAGCCTGTTGGCTTCAGCGAGATCGAATCATTTCCGAGTGCCGTGTTGGCACATCGGTTTCCAAACACACCGAACTACGGAGACATGACCAAACATGACCAATGGGATATTCGACCCGGATCAGTTGACCTTCTCGTGGGGGGAACCCCATGCCAGTCATTCAGCGTTGCCGGACTCCGAGGAGGGCTTGCAGACCCAAGAGGCGGACTCATGCTCACCTATCTTGAAATCGCTCGGCGTATTCGGCCTCGATGGATTGTTTGGGAAAATGTCCCCGGTGTGTTGTCATCGAACGGAGGACGGGATTTTGGTTCCTTCCTCGGAGCGTTGGGGGAACTGGGGTATGGGTGGGCCTACCGGGTCTTGGACGCTCAATGGTGCAGAACACACGGGCATCCACGCGCCGTCCCGCAGCGCAGACGCAGAGTCTTCGTTGTTGGTTGCCTCATTGACCGATGTGCTGGAGACTGGACCGCTGCCGCAAAGGTTCTCTTTGAGCGCGAAAGCGTCTGCCGGAATCCTACGAAGAAGCGAAAGGCGACAGAAATATCTCCCTCCGATGCTGAAGGCTGCTCTGCAACAGTCTGTGCAAAGTGGGCAAATGGATCAGGAGGACCAGCCGGGAGCGAATGCGGAAACTTGACCATTTCGCACTGGTGGGACGGTAGCGATTGCGCGGCGACATTGACAAAACAAAACGCAGCAGGCAACCAACACATGCCAGACAAAGGCAATTTTGGCGCGGTGCTGCAACCAATCGTCGGTGCGCTAACTGCTCGAGGCCCAACCTCAATGGGAGTCACGCAGATTGACGCGAACCAGTTTGTAGTTGAAAACGGAAACACCGTTCCTCAAACTGCATCTGCTCGCTATCCCGAAATCAATGAGTGCATGTCGACCATTCTTGCAACCGACAATGAGAAGTGGGGATGCAATCAATGGGTTTCGGAAGGCAAGGCAATCGTTGAGGTTTGCCCAGTAGCGTTCAGCAGCAATATGAGTGAGCCAGATTTTCAAACTGATGGCAGCACGCCAACGCTCAAAGTCGGTAGTGGTGTTGGGATCCCTTCTCCGCCTGCGGTGGCGTGCATAAATATGCAAGTGAGTAAATCCAACGCCTGCGTTTCTACGGATGGCACATCGTTCACGCTGAATGCGATGCATGGACATGATGTTCATTCGATATCACAAGCGATGACCGTGCGTCGCCTTACCCCACGCGAATGCGAACGCCTTCAAGGATTCCCTGACGACTGGACGCTGATCCCGTGGCGCGGCAAGGCGGCAGATCAATGCTCCGATGGTCCCCGGTACAGAGCATTGGGGAATAGCATGGCCGTGAACTGCATGGAGTGGATCGGTGAGCGCATCCAGATGGTTGAGGATTTGCTATCGGCGCGGCGCGACGGCTTGCAATCCGACGCAGATCGCGGATGATGTGAAGCGAAACGGCCCGCCGGGGTTGGCGAGCCGCTTCTGACCGTAACCGCGCCGAATAAGGGCGCAGGAGGCTTTTAGTGAGTGTAGCGAATGCGACGAATGAAACGGATGGCACGGCCAAGGGTCGCGCACCGTGGATGCCATTTTGGGGCACGGACTTCATGGCCGCAACTCTGGGATGGAGCGCAAGCGAGCGCGGCGCGTACATGATCCTGCTCTGGGCCGCGTGGGAGGGCGACGGACTGCCGAGCGATCCCGAGCGGCTGTTCAGGCTCGACCCAGACATCAGATCAGCGTGGCATCTGCTGGAGGACAAGTTCCCGGTGTACGGCGACGGCAAGAGGCGCAACCCACGGCAGGAGCGTGAGCGCGGCGAGATGCGCGAGTCCGGCAAGCGCAACGCAGACCGGGCACGCAAGGCCGCAGCAGCACGGTGGGATGCTCCGAGCAATGCTCGTAGCAATGCTCCAGCCATGCTTGGATCATGCCAAACACAAACACATACACATACACAATCACTATCAGAGACAGAACCAATCAGAGATACGCTCAACGGCGTTGCCGTCGAGCCAGTTTCATCCGTAAATGATCCGAAGCCGAACCGACGAGCCACGATCCCGCAGGCCGCGCTGGACGCGCTCTGGCAACGGTTCCCGCGCAAGGTCGGCAGGAAAAAGGCGATGGTTCTGCTGGACAAGGCCGTGCGCGAGGTCATGGAGGACTTTGAGCATGACGAGCCGACCGATGCCCTGATTTGGATGGAGGAGCGGATCGACGCGCTCGCCAAGGAACACAAGACCACCGACCCAAAGTTCATCCCGCACCCGGCCACTTGGCTAGGCCAAGGCCGCTACCTTGACCCCGTGGAGACACCATGAGCGAATCGAATGTGGTCGTGATTCTGAACTTTGAGGAGGCCCATGCTGCTGCAATCATCGGGCTGCGGCGTGAACTCAAGAACCAATGGCAAGCAGCACCAGACCTCACGCCACCGCCATCAGGTCAGCGCGATGGATACGAGAATCACATTCGCGGAGCGATGGCTGAACTAGCGGTCGCAAAGTGGGCTGGCAGTTGGTGGAGTGGCTTGGCGACGGATGCGAGAGAGCGAGCCATAGATGTAACTCCAAACATCGAAACTCGACACGCAAGACATGGCGGGCCGTTCTATGTGAAGTCACGCGATCCAAACACCGTGAGTGGTACAGAAGACCCGATTCGGATGGTGTGGGTTACGGGCGGGCCTCGTACATTCCGACTGGAGGGATGGGCATTCGTGCGAGACTGCAAGCGTCCCGAATGGCAGGCATTCGCAGGCGTGTACGCAGTTCCCCAAAATCAAACGCAACCCATGCAAGCATGGCATAACGGAAAGACACCATGAGAACCGAAACCGCAGCGACGATCCTTGAACACTTCGGCGGCAGCACATGGGCCAAGCCCGACTCCAAGCGGCACGCCGAGGCCGCGAAGGTGCTGGACGAGTTCAGCCACGAGGACATCGTGCAGGCGTGCAAGACCATGCGCCTCACCCTCTCGCGCTCTAGCGTCAAGCCCGAGGAACTGGCCGGAGAGATCAAGCGCAACACCAAGCGTGCCAAGGTTCACGCGCAGGCTTGGAAGGACGGCATCAACCCGGACGAGATCGAACGCGAGCGCAAGCAGGCACGCAACGCCGTCCTACTCGCTCCGCGCGAAGTCATCGCCGCAGCAGTCGCACGATGCCGGAAGGTGGGTGCGCTCGACGGCACGCCGCTGTCGCCCAAGGTCGAGGAGTGGAGCGCGTACACCGTCGGCATGGTGTATGCCGCGATTGAGGAGGCACACGGATGACCGACTCCGATCACATCATGCAACTTCGACAGCAAGTGGCGAATCTGCATGGATTGCTAGTCAAGGCTCAAGCCGAGCGCGATGAGGCGAAGTCCAAGATTGAGCGCATCATGTCCGGACTGGAGGGCTGCTGCATGACTTGCGAGCCTGTCGGCGTTCGCAATCAGCAGATGGAGCGGGACATCAAGACGCTGCAAGACCAGCGTGACGAAGCACGCCGGGAAGTGTGTGCGTGGCAGGGCGCAACTTCCGGCAAATCATTCCGAGATACCGCAGTCTTGCGCGGTTGGGACTGCTTCAAGGAGCCAGAATGACACAGCCGAGCGAATTGACCGAGCGGCTTCTAGAGCATTGGCGAAGCACGGGCATGACGCTCTGCGTTGAGGCGGCAGCCCAAATCGAAGCCCAGCGAGAACGCATCGCGCAACTAGACGACGAAGCACGAGTCGTGACGCGAAGGAATGTTTTGCTCGTCATCGAATGCGATGACATCAAGGCCCGGTGCAACCGACTGACGCACCAGTTGCAGGAACTTGAAGCGAGGGAGCAATGAGCCGCGATACAATGCACGCGCAATCCCTTGGAATTGAGGGGGTTGGGGAGCCTCTGCCATGACCTTGCCACGCGAACGATTCCGAGCCATCTCCAAGACCCGCTACTTGCTCGGCGCGTTGTGCGATGCCAAGCGCACGCCGGGGATCCCGAAGCCGATCAGGGACGAAGCAGCAGCGTGCCTCAAGCACTACCCATCGCCGCTGGACATGGACGAGGCCATCAGCGGGCTGCGACTGGCTGCACAGGTCTTCGCAGCAGTTGAACCGATCCCTCGCAGGAAGCGGCGACCACCGGAGTAGGATTCCCAGCGCAGGACGCGCCGGAAGCCAAGGATGGCTCTTCCCCTTCCATCAGACGATCCGGCGTGGCACGCTAGCAGCATGCCCGAGAGCCTCACCGTCACGGTTGGGATACCACCTCGGGTGTTGAGTCCGAACGCGCGTTGCCATTGGGCCGTCAAGGCCAAGGCCGTCAAGCGTGCGCGCGTCGAGGCGTGGGCTCAAGCGCAGATCGCCATGCACGAAACAAACTGTAAGGGCGGATGGAAGGCCGCGTCTTGCGTGGTGCATTGGTACGCACGCGACTCGCGCAGGCGCGACCGGGACAACTGCCTAGCCAGCCTAAAGGCCACCTTCGACGGGCTGACCGATTCCGGGCTGTTGGTCGATGACAGCGGCATCACGCACCTGCCGCTAGTGCTTGCGGTCGATCCCAAGAACCCTCGCGTAGAACTGCATCTCACACAGGAGGCCGCGTGAAGCGCAAGCCAAAGACCAAGATCAGCAAGATCGGCGAGATCGTGGTTCCCGGCATCAAGCGATACCCAGACCGCAAGCGCGGCTGGGAGATCGAACACCACAGCAGCAACATCCATGTGGTCAAGGTGAAGCGTCCCACGATGGGGAACTTTGAGCAATGGTGTCTCCTGCTCGCGGACAATCATGTTGACAGCAAGGGCGCGAACAACGAGATGACCACGCGGCTTCTCGCGCAGGCTGTTGAGCGTGATGCCGTGGTGCTTTGCATCGGCGATTCTCTAGATTTGATGCAGGGCGTCGGCGACAAGCGTGGCAGCAAGTCGGCTTTGCGTAGCACGCTGCTCTCGGACAATTACTTCGACCGGGTGATAGATCAGGCCGCTGACCTGTTCGCACCATACGCATCGCACATCGGGATGTTGGCGCAAGGCAATCACGAAAGCGCATGGCTCCGACACCGCGAAAGCGACCCTACCGCGCACCTCGTCCGGGCCATCAAGGATCGCGCACACTCGCCAGTCGGCACGGGCGGCTACGGCGGCTGGGTGAAGTGGCAGTTTGAGTTGGGAGGGAATCGGCTGACCTACACGCAGAGATACCACCACGGCGGCGGAGGCGGCGCGATGATGTCATTCGGCGTGCTAGATGTCCGGCGCATGTATTCCATGATCGAAGGCGCAGACAGCATCGTGACGAGCCACCTGCACACCAGCAATGTGGTCGGCATAGCGCGCGAGTTCTTGTCCACACAGAACGGGGTCTACAAGATCGAGAAACGCTACTGCGACTTCATCCGCGTGGGTACAACCAAGGACGGATGGAAGGACGGAAGCCACGGATGGGAGGTTGAGAAGAACTTCGGCCCGTCGCCGCTCCGGCAGAAGTGGGTACGCATCTACCTGCAATGGGATGCCATCGGGGCGAAGGGAAAGCGCAGGGGCGTGCCTCGCATCGCTTGGGATGTTCACGATGCACAATGAGGCGCGGCTCAAGATCAACGGGCGCAAGTGGCGCGTGCGACTGGTCAAGGCCAGCGAACTGCCACGCGACCGCTTCGGCGACTGCGACCATCCGCCGGGGCCGCATCCGACCATTCGCGTTCGCCGCGACCTGTCGCAGCAGCGGCTAGCGGAGATCGTGTGCCACGAAGTTCTACACGCAGCCGTCCCGGCTCTCTCCGAGGAAGCCACGACCGAGGCAGCAGCGGTTCTAGGGCGTGTCCTTTTCTCTTTAGGCTGGCGACGGAAGCCGCTACCATTCCAAAAGCCATGAGCGAACAGACCGAGGTAAAGATTGGCAAGCAGGTGAGCCTCCAGACCTTGATGCAGGGCGTGCAGACCATCGTGCTGCTCGGCAGCATCGCTGGCGCGTTCTTGATGGTCGGTCGCCGAGATGCGGCCATCGACAATCAGGCCGAACGCATGAAGGAACTCGCAGCCATCACCGCAGACCTCGCCCGCACAGTCTCGACCCTCTCCGCTACCGACCGCGAGTACGCAGCCCGCATCGACAGCATCCAGTCCCGCATCGACCGACTCGAAAGGAAGCCTTGAATGGCAAACGCAATCATCTCCACCTCGCAGCCTGCATTTCAGACTACGGGCCTCATCACTCTGACCTCCGCGCAGGCTTACGATGCCGCCAGCCCCACGGCGACCAAGCCAAGCACCACCAGCCAGTCCGCGCTGCTTTACGACATTGGCACGAACTATCCAAGCCTGCTGCGCCTAACTCCGATTGCCAGCAACAACAACTTCACGGCTGTCGGAATGCGCGTGGTTGGTTGGAACTTGTACAAGCAGACGGCTGGCACGAAGGTTTGGATTCCGACTGTGCTTGCAGATGTCACGCTTGGCTATACCAGCGGCACGGTTGCAAGCCTGTCCATCGACACGGTGACCACCTATTTCTTCAGCAGCGCGACCATTGGCAGCGGCGTTCCAACAGTGAACGCCTACAGCCCTGCGACCGCTGCCACGACCAATGTGCAGCCTGCTAGCGTCATCGTGGATGCGGTCGGCTCGCAGTTGATCACCCTTCAGTTCAAGGCCACGGGAACCACGCCGAAGGTCGGCGCATTCTGGGCGACGATCTGATGCGAACACGACCTGACAGCCTCCCGCGTCGAATCCATCGACCGGGCATGCTCGACGGTGGCAGCATGGCTCCCGGCCTATACGGCTCGCCGCTGTCTGCATTGTTCGTGTCCGACGCGATCAGCGGCGCAAACAGCCTCGACATCATCACCATTGGCGACAGCAACGCAGGGTATTCCTACGGCGGCTTCGGCGGTTGCGGTGGAGGCTGGACGCGCGGCCTTCTGCGTGGTCTGAACGCCGCAGGCGCGCAGACCTATGGCTCCGGCATGATGCCAATCATGACGAACGGAGCAACATTTACTGCGGGCGTAGTGAAAGAGGATGATGGCAGCACGGTGATTGCGCCATTCGGATTTTTCTCGCAACCAAAAGCGGCCACAGGAACTTTGCTGCGTGGTGGCGCGTCTGGGCCAGCGGCGGTAAAAGCATTCGCTGTAGCGGGAAGTGCGTTTTTGCCATATGGCGCATATGGAACATTTGACTTTGCGTACATCGCGCCGACGAACACAAATGCGGCATTCGATCAGTTGAACGCGACCTATCCAGCGTCGCCAACATTTGCGTCTCCAACGCTTCCGACTTGGATGCAGCCCGGAACTTCTTTGAAGTATCGCGTGACGCATGCGAGAACAAACACATCTGGTGGTTCGATTGTTCCCACCGTCTACAAGGTGATCCCCGCAGGGCAGTCGTATGTCTCTGTGGCAAACGCTACGCGCAGCACCTACAACGATACGACGGATGTTGACAATGTTGATGTGTCATTCACCTATCCGACCGATAGCCCAACGGCGGGTTTGATCTTCGGCTGGAACTACATTGGAACCGCTACCGGGCCTGCTTGCGCGATGTATGACAGCGTGTACAAGGTGGCCAAGGGAATCGCAGTTACCAACATGCACTATGGCTCCGGTCAAACTACCTCGACCATTTCGGGCATCGTTGGCGGCGCGAACACGGGTGGCAAGACCTTTCTTGAGAGTTACTTGCAGCAGATCGTGC